ACAGTCTTCCTCTAGGTATACGATGTTGCCCTTGACATACGAGTAGTGACTGATTTTATCTTGGATGCCAAGTTCTACAAGCTCGTCGTAGTTAACTGCTAACCAGCCGTGGCCTGGATCAGAGTAGAAGTAATAGTCAATTTTGTTGGTTGTGGTCATGTTGGTCCTTAGTGTGTGTCGTGCATCGATTCGACTGGCAAACCATTTGCTCAGCCGTTGTGTTTCCCAGCTTTCCAATTCATCTTGCATTAGCATTGATATCGTCCTCTTGCAGTGGTGGTAGGACAGTTGCTTCTTGCATCATCTTCAATACACCTTGCATTGATTCATATGTTTCAGACCCCATGCAAGGGTTAGCAAACCCATAGGGTTTACCTTTATCGTTGTAATAAACTTCTTGTAGGCAGTACCAATCGTCACCGCCATTCTCTGATTTAACATTTACGATTCGATAGTTCCACATTGAATGCCTCCATAGCGTTGCGTAATTCATCCCATGATGGGAAACGTTTGTATGTATCGTAGTACCTCCATTCCTCACAGTTAGCGCATCCTGCTTCATATGAACGGCATCGTTTGCTTTGGCTACTTCGCAAGAACTTGAATCCTTCAATGGATACATACTTGCTCTTGGCTCGTTTGCGTATGTCACGTACTTTCATTCGATTTCCTCGTTTTCTTTTCGTGGCGTTTGAGCACTGCCACCGCGTTATTGCGTACCATGATGTAATCGCGCTTCATTCTGTGAAAGTCAGAGTCCATGAACAAGTCTCCATATATTTGCATGAAGTCATAGCACAGGCGCAGTGCATCTTTGGTATCTCGGTCAAGCGCTTTCATTTGCCTCCCTTGTGGCTTGAGTTAAGGTTGACCAGTAGTGATAAGTCAGTTACCACGATGTAGTTTGATTTGGGCATGGGCACGATGGTGTGCTTACGCTCTTTGGCTAACTTCTCGCCACAGTCCATACAGGTCGGGCGTGATAGGTGTTTGCGTTGTGGTTCGACACGCACAGCGTAACAATGCGTGCATATAGGTAAGTGATAGTCTTCACTCATCTAGCTTCTCAATGACACATAACGCTATACCGCCAAAACAAAAGCCCGAAACCACAAGCAGTATTTGTTGGTAGTAAGCTGAATCTTGGTTTATGCCAAAGAACAGGCAGAGACAGAAGGCTAGAGTGAAGCCAATGGCGTACAGAATGGATTGCATGTCAATTCCTTTCAATTGTGTATTCAAGGTTATCAAGGCAGTTCAATAAAAGTCCACGATTCAGGCAAAGCTGATCGTTAATGATTTGGTTGCGTACAGATGCAATGGCATCGGCTTCGGGTATGTGCCCCTGCAAGTGGAATCGATTTGAGCGTAGTATGCGAACGATAGTCCATGCCATGTTAGTGACTCCTAACTTTGTTGTAATATTCACGAAGTGCTGACTCAGGGTCATCAGCGTCCAAGGGATTGTCAACCGCGCTAAATTCGAACACGTAAGGTGTGTCGTCAAGCGGGTCGGTGTAGTTGGGTTCAATGATCAGACTATCCATTTCCAAGAACATGAGTTGTGTGTGTTTCATGGTGTTGCCTAAGTTAGTGAGTTGGTTGGAAGTGAGCAGTTTGGTGTCATGCTCAGGACGTTGTGGTTCAAAAGGCTGAGTTATGGATTAAGGGTTCGCCAAGCCCAAGCTACTCATGGACTCTGTGTCCATGACCCGCCCCTAGGATTCAAGTGTGTTTTGTAGATCGAATATTCCGCGAATATGCAATCGTGATAGGTGTTGGAATATTCACGTTAGTGGTTCCTTACCTACGAGTCTGTGTGGTTGACACGTTTTTTGGGTACTGTATGGATATACAGGTAGAATATTCAAATATTCTGTGATTTGCCGAGGGTCAGGCAGGTTTTGTGAGATATGTGAGTAATGAGATCATTAGACACATTGTGTTAGCACGAACACGCTCGCGTGTGTGTGCATTATTTATATAGAATATTTGAATATTTGAAAATTCATAGTAAATTGGTGAATAGAATCAACAACTTATGAATATTCCGTACAATATTCCGTGGTGACCACACGGAATATTCATTTCACACGAAACGTCTTGGTTGCGTGCGTGGCTTTGCGATACTTGGTGTGTCGCGTTGGGTTGGATGAATGTAGCGCAGTAAGCCTACAGTTGGCAGATCGGTACGGCTCAGGCGGCAAGCCGCCTTGAACCTTCCGACCGACTTCGCCATCACGAAGTCGGGGCATTGGGGCAATTGATACACCCCGAGGCAAGAGATGAGTAGACATTAAGCTTCAAGCACATCAGATGTGTTGGACTCAATGATGCGCTCAACCAAGTTGAACATGAAAGCCTTCTGACCTTTGAGTTCAGCACCCTTCAAGAGTACAGCAGACTGAACAGCAGAGCACAAGCTAATCAAGTTGTCACGATTCATTGGACCTGATGCAGGGATCAAACCAATGACATAAGGTTGAGCAGATTTAGGAACTAAAGTGTCAACAATGTCACGAGCCAATGGGCGGAACTGACCATTAGACAGTTGCTTCAAGTAGATTGCATTAGCCAAACCCTTGCGTGATGCAGAGTCAGCGAAGGCAATCGCACGAGCCAGTGAGCCAGTTTTCTCAGGCTTTTTCACGGACATAGTGAATGAAGCGTTAGCGTCAATGATTGCGATTTCGGTGGACATAGATTTCTCCAATTAAGTTAGTTTCGTGGAATACACTTCACCATGAAATGCACTCCATAAAACTGTCTCCCACACTTTTGCCATTCGTGTGTTTAGACCATGCCTAAAGGTTTAGGTCATAGAGACAGATTTCACCGACAGTTACTTCACCCAAACTGTAAAACGCTATTAAATTTTTAATGATCGACCGCATTGAATGGTTTACTTGATAGACCTAGGCATCGATAGCGTGAACCATGACGCACGAAGGGCATATAAACTAGACAATGTTGCTTGTTAAAGAGCTCGGTATCGAGGGCACGATCACCCTACACCTATGGTTTTGACCCGACAAGGTGGTCAGGACAAGCGGACAAGGCGGAGGGGAGGGGTGGACCAAACGGATTGGGCGGGGGGGCGCTACTTTACCTATTGCTCATTCAACAAGGCTCATTTTTCAACATATACACACGTCTACACACCTTTTAATTTTCTGCCATAAAACACCACTCCCCCTACAATCAAAACGTGCAGTTGTTAAACCGGCGCAATGGGAACGAAGAATCTAATTTTTTTCCGGTTTTCAAATTAGGGCTCAACGAATTGGCAGGCGAGCTTCTTACCCATTACTGCACTTGACAAATTTAAAAACTTACATAACATACACACCATATCAACCCTCACTGGAGAATTCCATGGCTACTAAACCCGGTTTGTACGCAAACATCAATGCCAAGAAAGAACGCATGGCCGCTGGCTCTAAAGAGAAGATGAGGAAGCCTGGTGACAAAGGTGCCCCTAGCAAGATGGACTTCATTAAGTCCGCTAAAACGGCTAAGAAAAAGTGAAGCGATACAACCTTCATTTACCTGAAGAGTTGCTGGAAGCCCTGCGTGCCGAATCTAGGCGCACGGGGGCAACTGTGAGCGAGCTCATCAGACGTGCAATCATGGAGTACATTAAGAAATGAACAGTGATCTCATACACGTTAACCATTCAGAGTTTGCAATGGCACCAGCGTCAGATGAGCCTCACGTCACTTTGGATATTCCGCCCCAGCTAGTGTGGGAATGCGCAGCAGGACTTGAAGACCCAGCATTGGTCGCAGCCAGGTTTGGTTTTGAGGGTGACAAGTGGGAGCGTTTATCGCAGTGGCCTCCATTTATCCTTGCAATTCAGTCACAGCGTGCGGAATTTGAGAGGAACGGAATGACATTCCGCCTCAAAGCAGGGCTCATGGCTGATGAAATGATGAGTCAAATGTTCAAGCAGGCCATTGGCATAGACACAACCATTTTGCAAAAACTTAGTGTATTTAACAGTCTTGTAGACGTAGCAGGGTTAAAACCTGATAAAAAAGCTGTGGACACCAATGCACAGCAAGCCCCTAAGTTCAGTATCACAATAAACTTTCCAAATCAGCAACCCACACCAGTGACAATAGATGGCTAATCTTGTATATACACCGCCGATATCGATAGTTCCGTTTTTATCGTCGGACAAGTTTGCTAACTTTGTTGTGGGGCCAGTGGGTTCTACCAAGACAACGGCAAGCCTTATTAAGATTGGCTACGAGGCTAAACGGGTTAAAGCAGGGCCTGATGGCATCCGCAAATCGCGTTGTGCTGTGATTCGTAACACCCGCCAGATGCTGTGGGACACGACCATACCGGACTTTTTGAAGTGGTTTCCAGACGGGGAAGCTGGTTTGTTGGAGAAGACCAACAGTAAGTTCTTGCTTAAGTTTGACGATGTTGAATGCGAGATTTTGTTTCGTGGACTTGACGATGCCAATGACGTAAGACGGTTACTGTCGTTGCAGTTGACGTTTGGTGTAATGGACGAGTTTCGTGAGATTAATCCCGACATTTACAACGCACTGACGGGTCGTCTAGGTAGATACCCTGATAAAACAATGAATGGCGTGGGTGCTTGCGCAGATGACGGCACGCAGATTCACAAGGTATGGGGTGCAACCAACCCACCCGATGGGGATACGTTCTGGGAAAAGATGCTGGTTGACCCGCCGGACAACATGCACGTGACCATACAACCATCTGGTCTGTCTCAAGAAGCTGATTGGGTGCAATTTTTGCCGGACGGGTACTACGAGAACTTGTGTGAAGGTAAGTCAGAAGACTGGATTGACGTGTATGTACACGGGAAATTTGGTAAGTCTTTGTCTGGTCAGCCGGTATTTAAAGCGTTTAACAAAGAGACGCATGTGGCTAAACAGCCGCTCAATCACATCAAACTGCAGACTCACCCCCTCATTATTGGCATGGACTTCGGGTTAACCCCAGCATGTACGATC